TTGGACGGGCTAAGAATTTTCCAATATCACTACTTTCATGTCCAGCAAGACTATCTATAGGATTAAAGGAAGGGGGTAACATAGCAGTTGACGATTCACCAGAATCTTCAAAAACTGCTGTTGTTATATTTTCGATAGAACCAGCATTGGTTATATCTGAGGTTGCGACTGGCAAGCGAGTAATCTCTGCTTGTTGATCTAGCTCAAAAAGAGCGGTTATATTTGAATTGTTCATCTTAATATAGGGTTGTTAGTGTTAATAGATTAAAATCAGGTACGAAGGCTTAGCCTAACAATCGTTCTCTTCGTCCTTATCCAGGAAATCCGTTATCATGAACGAATCATCACTGAATTCCGGGGCACCGGCCTCCAATAAATAACTTTTGATCGTATCTACACGATCAAAATCGAAGAGCTTTTCATATTTTAGCTCTCTCATCGCTTCCCAACACTCTGCTAGCAATTGCTCGAATTGCTCAACAGTGCGTTCAGGTTGCCTCACTAGCTCCGAATGAACATTCCTCAAAACTTCATAAGTTCTAGCCGCCTCGGTTAAGGATGCACTTTCTTTGGACCAAGAAAGCATCCTATATAAAACATCCACATTAATCGGGTCAAGAATAACATTTGACCCCTCTATACTATATTCAATAAATCCTCTCTTCAGGAAATCTATAGTACTAATGTCACTCCATTGAACCGATTCTGATGTTTTATCTGGCATAGTATATATTATGCCATACCTGTCCATCGCTTTCACCATGGATGTATGTCCAAAAACACTTTCTGTAGAAACTCCACAGATAGAGTCATCACCAAACGTGTATAGGTTAACTCGCTCATTGAAATCTATAGACCATGACTCTACACTATAAAAACCTATCCGATAATAGATACTATTTACAAGCCCATTAACTATAGTAGTTAACGGATGCCCAGAAGGATTACTACCTATATTTATGAAGATATCTCCCTTGGCATTTATACATGGATATGCCACATCATAGGATATCATAGTCATAACATATAAATCCTCAGCCGTATAATTACTCGACCTTTTAGCTATTTGAATTAATATATCGAAAGCTCGTAAAATTAGCTCTGCAGACATATCTTTATCAAATCTTTTAAAGTCTCCGGCTACGCATCGATTTTTCCCAAAAGCCACAATCCTGTCATACATTTGTTTCCACCGTGGAGAAAAAGAAGACACCCCGACCGCTATTTCGGCCATGTCACCATTTCTTTTTAATAACGCTATTAATGGCAGGAAATATTGCCTAATTACAACGGAAAAGCTAACAGACGAACCACAAAATACTCTAATCTTACATATATCGTTCTTAGCTTTAGTAACCACTTCATCCTTTAAAGATAAAGTGAATATCGGCTTATTCAAAAAGCCACGTTTGTAATTGGCTATCATAGTATCTACTAACACTTGTGTATCTGCATCTAAAGTCCATCCGCCAGGCGTCTCCACCAAGAGACGATTCTTAGGTCCATAGATTTGATATCCACACGAAGTTGACATTATCAGGGATCTTTCACCTAAACATCCATTAATGGCGTCAAACTGCGATACTGGTCCTGATAACTCTATATGAGCACTATATCGAGATAAATAATTCTCAACACAATGGTTCAACAAATGTGGTTCAAAATTTGGCTTTATAGATCTCAACGTGTTAACACCAACTTTCATTGGAGAATCACCACCTCTCACCCCAACAAAGGTAGGGGAAGTATATAGTGAAGGCACCGTTGAATACTTATCAACTATATCGTAAAGAATAGGATTCTTATGAACTTTCGTTTTCATAGAACTCCCACCTTTCCGTTTCAGTGTTCCCAAAACTTCACCATTGCCTTGGGTATACTTTAGAATTGAGTGTTTGAAAAGAGTAGTAACAGGATTAATTGAGCTCTGCGTCCATGTACACATCGCAGAAGTTCCCTTAGGAGTGAACCTAGACGTACCATCAAAAGCGCCTCTAACAAGTTCATCAACTAAATTCCTACTGAATGGAATAACATACACTGACTCATGGCCAGCAGTACCTAGACTTGCAAAGGTGATACCTACAAAACCTCGAACACCATTAGCCCCAACTAGCAAAACAGGTGATCCGCTTGTACCGGATTTTAAGGCAAAACCTTTAACCATATAACATGGATCCTTTTGCTGCTGTATCACATTGGCAAATGTATAACTCATCGATGGAATAGTATGAGCTACTCCATTCTGTGCAGGTAGTTCTACCATCTCTCCTGTAGTAGAGAGCGGTACAATCTCCGCTTCCCACTGATCAGGCATATCAGGCACACGGACCAACATATCGCTCAACTCAGTCTGTGGTATCAATCCATAAGAAGTAAATGAACAACAATCAGAGTTCTCCAAACGATAAATAGATTGTGGGTTACCATAACCAGTAGATTTAAAACCATTCTTATCAATCACCGTAACAGTGATAGATTTGGCATTCTTATGAATACCATGTTTAACAGTGGCAATAACATTAGCCGATATAAAAACTCCAACGTTGGTGTAAATAGTAACTCCGTCAGTGGATTGCACTTGTACTGTAGAACGACGCACTTTCTTATGAACATCAACCAAGTGCCATGATCTAGCATTATCAGGGAATGGTGTCTTTCCCACTTCAGACCACAATTGCATAGTATTACCTGTAGCTTCAGGAGTTCCCTTTAAGCTATCAAAGTATGTGTCTAAACATGTCTTAAACAACCTACGAAATCCTTCCAATGCAAACATTGCAAAGAAAAGTCTCAAAAGAGGAATTTGGGCATTTCGTATACCCATGTCTGCCTCTAAGCCTAAAGCACAAAAATCACTATGCAAATTCATATCTTCTACAACATAAGGATCAGCTAAATTGGACCTAGCTTCATGAGTGCAAATAGCCCTAGACCAAGCCTTTCGTAAAAATCTCGGT